CCAAAGAAAGATTTTACAGATAGATATGGTAAAGAAAAAGGTGATGATGTTAGATATGCAGTTGCAACTAACATAATTAAAAAGAAATTAGGTATTAAATAATGGCGTGGGTTACCGTATCAGGTTCTAATAGTGTTTGGCAATATGAAAATTCTGCTACAGCAGCTAATACATATTCAGACGCTACAGGTTCATATTCAGGTGGTGTAAGAAGTTATACAAGACCCGGTACAGGTACCGTTGAACAAATTTATGTTAGAACTAGAAAAACAGGTGAAACCACGGAGAGAGGTGAGTTGTCAAAGACTTACTATGATAATCAATAAGGAATAAAAAATGGGATATTTAAAAAGTAAAAAAGGGTCTTTAGAGGACGCAGTTAGCAAAGTTTCAAAGTACGCTACCGAATCTGAATATCAAAAAATGTTTAAAAAAGAATTAGAAAAAACAGGCAAAGGATTAGCTTCAATGTCTGACCAAGAAAAGAAAGACTTTTTTAACATGATTGATAAGAAGTATAAGAAAGAACAAATGGATGGCGGTAATAAAACTATGACTGGCTCTCCAAAATCAAAGATTGACTTAAAACCCAAAGTAGATTATAATAAGTAATATAATCTAGAGAGGTTTTATGAACAAACTGCCGAAAATATATTGTGATATGGACGGCGTATTGTGTGATTTCAAAACGCAAGCGTCTAAAGCTACAGGTATGTCTATACAAGATTGGATGAAAGAACCTGGCAGAAAATTTAAATCAATAAGAGATAAGTGGAAACCAATTAAAAACTACCCTAATTTTTGGGCTTCAATGCCATGGGAAACAGGTGGTAAAGAACTTTGGAACTATATAAAAAGATTTAATCCAGAAATATTATCTGCTTATGTGGAACAGACAACTGATCCTAGTTGCATTCCAGGAAAAACTAAATGGGCTAGAACTAATTTAGGTTTTACACCCAAATTAAATTTAGTTAAAAGAGTAGAGAAACAAAAGTATGCCAAAGACGGTAGAAATCCTACCATTCTCATAGACGATTACGAGAAAAATATTAGGCAGTTTAACTCTGCCGGTGGTATTGGTATATTACATACTTCAACATCAAATACAATCTCTCAATTAAAAAAACTCGGTTATAAATAGTAATATACATTAATAATTGAGTACCAATAATTAAACTTAAAGGGAGAGAATAATATGTCAATGCAAACTAGCGCAGATTCAGCTGCTGGAGCTCCATTGTGGGCATGTGCTTACGCAAAATTAGCACCAACTTCAGCAAATAGAACTAACTTATTTGAGGACGCTGTAGCAGATAACTTCATTTCTGGGGTTACTATGGGTCTTTTCAACTACGCAGACGGCGAAGTCGCTGACGGAGCTGCTCACGCAGGTTGGAACTTAAAAATAACTGGTTCAGGCGGAAGAGCAGGTAGAGTACAACACGAAACTCTATCAGTATTAACTAACGCAGCTTAATAACAATCATAAATAGAAATAGAGGCTCCGCTCAGGTGGGGCCTTTATAAATATGGTATATTGATTGTATCAACTGGTACAAGTAGCATTCCCCATAAGGGGTTATTAGGAGAAAAAAATGGCAGATAAAAAAATAACACAATTAACTGACCTCGGTGACGCAATTGAGGCAGTAGATTTGCTCCATGTGGTAGACGATCCATCTGGAACACCAATCAACAAAAAGGTAACATGTGAAGATGTATTTAATAACATACCATCTTTCATAGGCCTAAAACAAGCTTCCCAATCATTAACAACTGACGGTTCAACTGCTTTAACAGCAGATGTTACCTCAGCAATAACAGAAATTGACGCTGACGGTGGTACTGGTACGGTATCATTAGCAGACGGCTCTAATGGTCAAATTAAAATTTTAATTAACACCTCTGATACATCATTAGACTCTAGTAATGGGACAGCAACAATAACAATTACACCAACTAATATGAGAGGTGCAACAAGTGTAACCTTGGACAACATTGGCGATAGTGCAATGCTTATGTTTAAAAATTCAAAATGGAATATAATTGGTGGTAACGGTTATAGTAAAGTAATATAAAAGAGGTAAATAATTATGATAATTGATGTAGAAGTTTTAGAAGTTGAAAAAGGAAAATTAAAAAACGATTTTGATAAGGTCAAAGACTCAATTCAAAAGGCTGAGATTGAAATAGGTTCTATGAAAAGTAATTTAAATGCTTTACATGGCGCAATTCAGCAAACAGAAAAATTGATACTTATGGCTAAGTCAACAAATAAGGAGCAGGAAAAGAAATGAAAACTTTAAAAGAGTTTATGAAAACAGCTGCTGCCGTAGGTGTATCAACAAGTAATTCGCCTGAAGATAGTAATATAGGCGCTCATAATATACAAGACGAAAAAGTATTAGAAAGAGTAAATGCATTTGTTGGTTCTATTGCAGACAAAGAGTATTTAAATCCACAACAAGCTGTTGATGAACTGAAAGAAAAACTAGGCAGAATTGGTCTAGGTTTTGACGCTAAGATAGAAGGCGATAAAGGTTCTCAAACGGTAGAAGTGAAACAATTTGGCGGAAGATTTGGTAAAGACATTGATGGTGCCGATATAAATGATGATGGTATCTCTCATAAAAAAGAGGGTGGTTTAAAGATAGAAATAAATCATGAAAAGATGTCTAATAATACATCAAAGGTTTTCGCTAAGCTAGTATAAGGCTTAGTAAGTGTATAAAGATATAACGAAAGACAATTGGTTATTATTTGCTAAAGCAAATTATGATAATCCAACTCTTCAAAAAGAAGAGGAATTTGATGATGATATTAAAAGATTTAAATATCTCAAAAGATTATTTCGAAAATATCAAAGCACTAAAGAACTAAAGGTTAGACTAGTAGTGAATCATGTGATTGTACTACAAAATGTTTTTGGTACAGACGCAGCTATAACTTTAATGTTATATAAAATTGATAAGATATATTGGCCTATATTAAAGTCTGTATTAAAATATTTAAATTTTTTATACCCACATGAATTTAATGATGTAAAAGAAGATGAACTAGTCACCGAATTGTTAAAGGAACTATAATGGTAAGAACATTTAAAGACTACGATAAGATAGATGAGAAGTGTGATAAAGTTATCTATGAGCATGAAAAAGAAGGCATACAAGAGGCAGAGTATCAAGGCAAAAAGGTAAAACTAAACGACCCGATTAGAGGTGGTTCAAAAAAGTTTTATGTTTATGTTAAAGATGGTGATAAGATAAAGAAAGTATCTTTTGGTGATACTACAGGTTTAAGTATCAAAAGAGATGACCCTGCTAGAAGAAAGTCCTTCCGTGCAAGGCACAATTGCGATAATCCAGGACCTAAAACAAAAGCAAGGTACTGGTCATGTTATCAATGGCGAGCAGGCGCAAAGGTAAATAACTAATGGCTAGTAGAGCAATTGATTTACTGATAACTTACAGAGTTGTCAAGATGTTGGTAACACCTTTTAATAAAACAGAAGCTTTTAAAAGAGGTATTATTGATAAAGACGGCAAAGTATTAAAGAAAAGTAAAACTTTAAGAGACCTTAAAGATAAAAAAGCATATACTATTTTACATAGATTTGTTTTTAATTTAAAAAGAATAATTAAAAAAGTAGGTCTAGGCAGTAGATTAGGAAGTTTTGGTGTTGCATTAGCATTATTATTAAAAGAAGATTCATCATATTCAAAACACAAACCTCAAATAGAACAAGCAGTAATCAAATGGTTGAAAGAGACTGGCGAATACGAAAATCTATTAAACGAATGTAAAGATATACCTAATATAAATGCGTTTCCAATTATGACTTGTTTTGGCATGGACATATATGAAAGAGGAAACGAGTTAGTATCGGAGCAAGATTATGGCAGAGAAGCAAACATTTAAAGATTTTATTTTTAATTTTTTAAAATCAGAAGCTGCACCTGACACAGCAGACGCAATGAAAAGATACAAGTCAGGTAAAGCAGGCTTTACAGATAAGGCACATTTAAAAGCAAAAGGTTTAATACCTAGATCAGACGGCACAAAAAGAAAAAGTCCGAAATATGAAGACGCTCCAGCAAACGCAGTAGGTGATGGTGGCAATGTTGCATTACCACCTAAACATGAACCTGGTGTACACCCTTTAACAAAATCTCATAACAAATATAAAAAGAAAAATCAAGACGAAAGACCTGACCCTTTGATGTTTGCTAAACCGATTAAAAGAAAAATTAAAGAAGAAGACGATAACAACAATGTTGTATTAAAAAAAATTATAGAAAGTATAGATAAGTCTATTGAAAAGAAAAGAGAACAATACGAGGATGTTGTAAAGTTTGATGTTGAAGAACCAAAAAAATCATTTAAAGAAAGATATGGTTTAACATTTGGTTATTCAGTTGGTCCTATTGATAGTATGAAACCTATGGCGAGTTTAGGTGATACACCTCCGCCAAGAAAAGGATCAAAACGATATGTTTCAAATGATACTAGTAGAATACCAAGAAAACCTGGTCAAAAAGCTGGTTCAGATAAACATAGTGATCTATATACAGATGAAAATCCTAGAGGCACAATACATGGTTTAGGATTTACAGACAAAAAGAAGGCCAACCAATCTATAAATAAGATCAAAGGTTCTGGTAAAACACATGCTCATAAAATGCAGGCTGCTATTGCAATGAGTCAAAGAGCAAAAGTAGCAAGTAAAAGAGCAAAGGATCCTGAAAAGAAAAAAGATTTAGGTCAGGCACATAAAGTTTATCAAAATTATATTGATAAAAATAAAAAGAAGGATTAATATGGAACTAATAATTAGTTTAGCAGTTAAATTTTGGATGTGGACAACTTTAATTGCTTTAATCATAATAGGTTTTATTATAAACCTGTTTGATAAAAAGAAAGCAAAATGTTATACATTTGCTTTTACAGACTATCCGT